CCGGTGGTGAGCCGCAGTGTCTCAAGGCATATCAACCTTGACTAACTTGTCTAGGACTGGGTGGTCCAAGACTTCAGTCAGGGTTGATATCCCTCGTATGTATACCCTCAATTGTTCCAGTTCTTGCTTGTTGATATCATACAACTTACAAAATTGTTCGTCAGAATCTGGAACCATCTCTGAAGTGTTCGTTTTAAAGTTTTTATAGAGCATTTCATCACTAACGTCATACGTCCGATGGTAATTGATTCCCTCTTTTTGCCGACTAGTTAAAAAATACATGCGCTCAAAATATTCGCGCAGTATTGGCACATGGTGGCAAGTCGACAAGAAGCTGTAACAAATAGCATTGAAATAAGCGGGAGGGCATTTTGGATTTTTAACAGTCCATCCTAGTCGCGAAATAATGCGTCCAGGAAGAGGTGCTAATTGAGGCCCGTGGTTGCTGGGATACAGTCTCTGGTTTAAGAAAACTAACTCATTTATGTCTTTCTTAGTCTTTAGTTTACTGCAAAAACCCAGCCTTATTAAGCCTTCTTCTAAACCCTCACTACTGATCGATGGATGTAAAAACGTCAAGTTATCATCTCCCAGAATGACCATGCGCATCTTGCGCATTAATTGGGGTATGGTAATATTGTTGATTTTTGAAAGGACATAGACATGAGAATACACATTAACTAAACTATTACCTAAACAAGTGTCACAAGCGCCCGATTTCATAGTGCCTTGGACTTTAAATGTAACTCCTGTCATTGACCTGCCGCTGGTTTTCATAGACTGCGCTGCCTTATACTTCATATAATCTGGTTCATGTTGTGTAATGCCAGTGTACTTATACAGTGACATTAAGAATTTTTGTGCCGGCACGCCAATACTAGAATCAAAAAAAGAGAAATCGTTCTCCAATTTTTTCCACGTCGGATCCGTGCTGGTAATGAATTCTGCCAGTTCCTCACTAGAGCGACCGGCTGCAAAACATATACTATGGTGTTGATCCCAAACGCGGTGGAACTCTTCTTGCATTGCAGTTGTGACAGGGCCTGTCATAACGGTTGCTTTTGAAGGAAATCCGCTGATGGCGCGATTGTAAAACGACTTATCGTGTTCAAACAACCCACTTTTGTCGTACTTGTCGCGCTTTGGAAATAAATCTATCCTACAGTTTTTCTTTATACGTTCTTTGGCGTTCGGAGCACAGCGCATTCTTTCTAACTCTATTCTGCACTTTCTCTTATTTCCACTGGACATATTCGTATGTTGCAACCATTCTTCTCCAGTTGGTATGTTGCGGCCTCGCTTAAAGCCTGGGCACATTACATTAAAGTACTCCCTGCTTAAGGTAGTGATTTCGCGCCAAGCTCTAGCCTCTGGTGGATACGTAAGGATCAATTGTCTCTTTACCAAAGATATTACACTACTAACTGCGCTACTTTTAGTGGTAAAATAAGGAACTTTAGCGATAATTGGCCCGACGACAGCACAACCATGTGACTCTAACGTCTCCATCTTTGCTGTCTGTTTAACCCGTATGTAACATCCTGGTTTAAGAGGCATATCTACATCGTATTTTTTTGTACACTTTAAACACATGGCACTCTTCT